ATGACAATGGCAAATTAGACGCAAAATCAATTAAGGCTATTTTATACGCAGCTAAAGACTTTGATATTGTTTCTTTTTTTAAAAAGTTTGAAGCGTTTTTAATTTCTGACATTGCTTTTAAAGATGAAGAAAAAAAGCAAAAACTTGTCGCATTAGATTTACAAAAGCTTGATGAATCTGATTTTGAGGAGCTATTGGCTAAATATATAGAGGTTTTTTTTATTGTTTCTTGGATGAAGACTCTAAACTAGAAACTATTATTTGCAACCTCGCATATTTCTATAAAGGGTCGGCAAGTATGGACTGGTTAGAGTCGCAACCAATACCAAAGCTTTTAAGATTACAAAAAGAGGCGGAGAAAATTAACAAACAACTAGAAAAAAATGTTTAAAATATCTTACATATACGATTTAGTTGATAACATAAGCCCTCAATTAAAGAAGATACAATCCAACCTAGAGCAGGTAAATAATAAAGTTGCCAATACAGCTCAATCAATGTCAAATTCTTTTAATAGAGTTGGCGATACCTTAAAACAAACTTCTCAATCAGTTAAAAACATTGGTTCTACATTAGCTCCAGCTTCAGTGGCTATGGGTTTAATTGGAGCAAAGGCGATATCTTCAGCATCAAATTTTGAAACTCTTGGTATTCAACTAGAAATTTTAACAGGATCAGCGGAAAAAGGTAAAAACCTATTTCAAGAATTAGCTAAATATTCAGCAGAAACGCCATTTGAATTACCCGAAATAGTCAAAGCAACAAGAACATTATTAGGCTCAAATATAGCTTTAAAAGATGTTGTTGCGACAACTAAAATGCTTGGCGATGTTTCAGCTGGATCGGGTGCAGATATTACATCGCTAGCGGTTGTTTACGGACAAGTTGCGGGCATGACAAAATTACAAGGACAAGATGCAATGCAATTTGTAAGTAATGGTATTCCTATTTGGGCATTACTTCAGAAATCAACTGGTAAAAGCATAACTCAATTAAGAGAATTAGCAACTGATGGCAAAATTTCTTTTGATATTGTTAATAAAGCATTGACGCAAGCCACGGAAAAAAATGGCATGTATTTTCAGGCAACTCAGAAATTATCAAAATCTTTAGGCGGACTTTATTCAACATTAAAAGATAATATTAATATTGCTTTTGGTGAATTGGGTGCGGAAATGGTTAAAGCTATTAACTTACAACAATTAATAACTCAAATATCTGATTTCGCTGGTAAACTAACTGCTAAATTTAAATCACTTTCACCAGAAACTAAAAAATTTATAACCTATGCAGTTTTAATTGTTTCGGTTTTAGCTCCAGTTGCTTTAATTTTAGGTTCATTAATAGGAGTAGCGGGATTAGTTATAAGTGGATTTGGATTGCTTGCTGGTGCTTTTGCTTTACTTTTAAATCCATTTAGATTAATTACATCTATACTTTATTATTTAGTTATTCCTGCTTTTAATGCTTTTGTAAGCCCGCTTGGTATAGTTAGATTTGGGATTTCAGCACTAATATTACTTTTTTTTAAACTAAAAGATAGTTTCATAATAATTTATGATTTTCTAAAAGATAAATTTGCTGGTGCTTTTGATTATGTTGCGGATAAAATAAAAATGGTAATGGATTTAATCAATAAATTTAGAACTGATTCAGCGGTTGTTTTAAACTTTTTAGGACTTGATAAAATGGCAAATTTTGTTTCACCAGAAATTAACCAACCATCGCAAATTAACAAATCACAGAGCTTAACAGCTGGCGGTGAGTTAAATGTAAACATAAAAGGATTACCTAAGGGTTCTAATTCTAATTTTACCCCAAGACCTAATAGCTTCTTGCCTGTTGGTATTAATTCAGTATTTGCGGGGACTTAATGACTATATTCGATACTTCACGATTACCAGATGGACAATTTAAAGACGCTTATTTTTATTACCAAGACCAAAGCGGAAGCGGTGGAAGAAAAACAATTACTCATGAATATCCAAATAAAAAAGAAAGATATGTTGAGGATAATGGCGGGTTAGAAAAGAAGTTTACAATCACTGTTTATACCGATGATAATGTTGATTATGCGGAAAGAGATGATTTAATATCGGCTTTAGATGAAAGTGGCGTAGGAACATTAACTCACCCAGAGTTTGACGATTTACAAGTTGTTTGTAAAGGTTATAGCTTTACATCAAGCATTAAAGAGCTTGGAATTACAAAATTTACAATAGAATTTGAAGTAGCATCGCTTAACATATTGCCGACAGCTATTGACGGCAATAAAGGCTTTCTTGATAGCTTAAAATCTAAAATATTAGGTGATAATGAAAAAACTTTTGATGCTGGCTGGAAGAGTGTAAAAAATGCAAAGAAAAAATTTGATTCAGGAGTTAAGACTTTAAAAAAAACGGCAAATAAGATAAACAATGTTGCAAAACAAATTCAAGGCTTAGGAAATAGCTTTGCAGATTTAACAACCTCTTTAAATCAAATAGTTTTAAGTGCCAATAGATTAGTTCAATCGCCGTCAATCCTAGCATCAAATTTACGCACTTCATTTGATAATCTTGCCGTCGCTTATAATAATTCAAAAGATGTTTTTGAAACAACTAAAAAACTATTCGGATTTAATGAAAGCGATCAGCAAGCAAATGGCAAATCACAATTGCAAAAAGATATTAAGGCAAATCAAGACCAGTTAAATAATTTTGTCAATGTGGCGGTATTAGCAACCGCTTACAACGCTTCGGCGAATATTGAATATAATAATTTGCAAGAATTAAATCAGGTAATAAACGATTTAGAAAATGGATTTAATCAATTACCAGATGTTGATAGAAATTTGCGAGATTTATTAATTCAAATGAAGATTGAAGCAACAAAGATATTTTCACAATTAGCAATTAGCTTGCCAAATGTCGCAGATTATGAAGTGTTTAATCCTATTAGCTTAAATTGCTTAGTCTATAAGCTTTACGGCTCTTTAGAGCTAAAAGAAACAATTAGATTGTTAAACAACTTTGGCGATACAACAAGGATTCAAGGCAACATTAAAATCTTAACAAATGTCTAAAATAACTTTAGAAGTTGATGGTATTGAATATGAAGGCTTTACAGATATTGCCGTTAGTAGCTCCTTGGAAGGTTTTTCCTCTTCTTTCTCTTTCTCAACAACAGTAAAAGAAACAACATTAGGCGTAATACAAAATGATTTAAAATTGCAACAAAAAGCAAAAGTATTTGTTGAAAAAAATCTTATAATTACTGGATATATTGAAGCCTTAGATATTAGTTATTCAGCGGATTCGCATTCAATAACAGTATCAGGTAGAGACATTGGCGGGGACTTAATAGATTCCTCAATAATCCAAAAATCTTATAGCATTAAAAACTTTGTAAATTTAATTAATCGAGTTTTACTTGACAATGGATTTGAAATTAAAGTTATTAATAAAGTTGGTGTATTAAATTTAGAGCCAACAGAAGTTGTCAAAGCCGAGAAAAGCGAAAGTGTTTTTGATTTTCTTGATAGATATGCTAAAAAACTTCAAGTTATACTTAAAATTGATGAAAATGGCGATTTAACGATTATTAGAGAAGATAGCGATGTTGTTAAAAACATGATAATAAATAATTTTACTTCAGATACAAATATTTTATCAGCAAATCTTAATTTATCCACAGTCGATAGATTTAATGTAATTCAAGTTTATTCACAAGGCAACAATAAGACTCACACTAAAGCAAGTATTTCGCAAAAGGGAACTGCTTCAGATTTGCAAATAAGAAAAACGCGTCGCAAAATAATTTCAATGGATACTGCATCACAATCAAAATCTTTAAAGTCTTTAGCGGAATGGAATGTTAATTTAAGAAGGGCAAAAGGTTCAAGATATTCTTGTAGAGTTGTTGGCTTTTTATCTTCAAATAAACAAGTTTGGAAGCCGAATACTTTAGTCGATGTCATAGATTTAACCGCACAAATTGAAGGAACTTTTTTAATTCAAGGAGTAGAATTTACGCAAAGTTTACAAGGCTCTTTTACAAGCCTTGATATTGTGGAGCGTGGAGCATTTAGCACTTCAGGAATTAAAAGTTTTGGCAATAGTTTTGCAACTGGTTTAATTAAAGTATCTTAATATTCTTTTTCCTTCCTGCATTTTTCTTTTTAATATCAATTTTTAATTCCTCACACATTTTTTTTATTGTCAAATAACCAACTTTTAATTGCTTCGACGCTTGAGTTAATCCAACTTTATTAATTAATAATTGAAGGTCTTGTTTTGTAATATTTATCATAAATTTTGAATATTTTCTTTAGTAATATATTTTTTAATTGTTGTTAAAGTATTTATTTTTTTGTCTAGATTATTTTTAATAAGTTTTTCAAGCCCTGTATTGACATAAAAATTATAAATATTGCAAGGCTTAGTTTGCCCTATTCTATAGATTCGATGCAGGCTTTGCTCCTTATCTTTGTAGTCAAATGTTTGACTTAAATAAATTATGTTATTACAAAATTGCAAATTATGCCCAAGACTCCCGCTTCCATAAGTGCAAGCAAGTATTTTGGCACCATTTCTAAGCAATTCAATTCCCTTTTTATTTCTTCCAGAATATTCAACACAATCAAAATTTTCTTTTAAATAATTAAGCTCGCTAACATATTTAACATAAACTATAACCTGATTATCTTTAGTAATTTCATTTATTAATTCTTCAAACTTATTATGTTTATCTAAGCAGAATTCGGTATAATGATGTTGTAATTTTTGGCAAATTGCTAAAAAATCAAAATCTTCAACCATATTTTCATAAACTTCACGCTTAAGTTCTCCATAATTTTCTTTTTCAATTTCGTTTAAATAACAATCAATATCTATGAAATTTAAACCGCAATTTATTTCAAGCTCAGCGTCAAAAATATAAGGCTTAATAGTCTCAATTAAAGCTTCCTCATTGTAAGGTTTATTGCCCTTCGCATAGCTTCGATAACCATCTTTTTTATAAATCAAAAAGTTATTAGCAAATTGCCTTTCTGTCATTTTCAAAATATTCGGGTGAATAAATTGAATTTGAGAATACAAATCAAGCAAGCTATTAGTGATAGGAGTGCCATT